CTTCAAGAGATATATCTCCTGATTCTACAAAATCAAACATTCTAACTCCTAAATATTTACTAGGCTTTTTGTCATACCCATAACAAACAAAAAGATTAAATTCTGATCCTATTGCTTCTTTTTTAAGTAATCCCATAATTTTCTTGTAACCATCTTCATAGCTACTTACTTCTGGAAATTCATAGTCATCTCCAAAACGTGCTCTAGCAATGCTTAACAATCTTGCAAGTTGTCTATTTGCAGCTGCTTCATTTTGTCCATCTGGAATATAAAAAGCTACATTAATTTCTCCTTCTGAATCTTCAAAAAAGATTTTGTAATCAGGAGAACCTGGTTTATCTTCTGGTTGTTTTTTTACAATTTTAGTTAATTTAGCTTTGGCTACTCCTGCTTCACCTCCGTTAAAAATTGATATATTGTTTTCTTTTACGTTATTTAAATTGATCATATTTCTTTGTTTTATTTATTATTTTTATTTAAAAACTTGAGTCCAGTTTGAAGTTACTGTATCTTTGTCAGGATCATACTTAGAAAGTAAAATATCTTTATTTCTAAGATGTTTAATTCTAGTACCTGATAATAGAGATTCTGAAGGTTTAAAATTTAATCTACCCTCAAATTCATCTCTGTAAAAATAAGCAATAGCATCAACTTGAGCACATAAGATAGGACCTGTTTTACCAGTTAAAGAGATACCTCTTTCATTCATTTCTTTTCCTTCTCTTTCAACTAATTTATCTTTAACATGTCCTAATAGTATGAGTGTTTCACAAAGTTCACTTAAATCATTGATAATGCTATTAAGAGCTTCTCTTAAATAATAATATCCTGCACCTTGAGGCAATGTTAAAACACTTTTACCTTCCCAATTTCTACCCATAGGCGTATTTTTATACATTTTATTAGCTAAAGGTATAGCTATTTCTTCTAAAGTAGATACAGTATCAAGAGCAATTCTTGTATATACATATCCATCTTTTTCTTCATTAGCTGCTTTAATTTTATTCATAATGTTTTTAAGAACTACTATAGGTAACTTTTTCTGCTCCTTAGCTTCTTTCTTAACATTTATTTTTAAAGCATCTACATATTCACTACCATTCTCTATATCTAATATTAAACAATCATCCAATTGAGCTAAAGCTGTTGTTTTGCCCATTTTTGGTTGACTATATATTATCATAGTTCTTGGATTTTTAGATGTCGATTTGACAATCTTTTTAGGTAATTCCATAAATTTTTCTTTCTTTCATTAATTCTTTTTTTCTTCCTTTTAATTGATCTAAATAAAAATACTATTTTGTTTTTTACATTATAATATCTCCTAAAATATATACAAAATCTTTTTTATTTACAACAGAATTCTATTTTATTATTTTATATTTTATTCTACTAAAATATATATCGTATAGTGTTCCAAGGTATTATTTCATTGTGTATGTTTTTAAATTGATTAATAGCTTGTTTTTTTAATACTTTTTTGTATCTAACATTTTTTCCTCCATATTCAGAAATTTTCTTTTCTTGAATTTTAGGATTCCATAATAAATACTCTTTTTCTAATTTGTTTTTTACATTGTTTTCATGTTTATCTTTGTTATGAGTTAAAAATATCACTTCTGCTAATACATCTTTTTTATATTCTTCTTTTACATATTGATCTAATAGCCCAAATAAGTCCATATAATCTGTTTTCCAGCCTTTATATAGTATTACAGGACTAAAGTTAACATGAACGTCATATCCTGCTTCATAGAACCTATTAATAGCTTTAATTCTATCTAGTATAGAAGGAGTATTTGGTTCAAAAATAGTACTTAATTTTTGTGGCATTAAACTAAACCTAATTCTGACTTTTTCCCAAGGATTAAATTTTAAAAAATGATTAGGAATTATTTTAGTTGCTAAAGTTGCTTTAGCTCTGTTATGATCTCTAAAAAATCTAAATATTTTTTCCCAATCATAATATTTACTATGTAAAGCAAAGTCCTCATTACAAGAAATATCATAAGTAACAAATTTAGAATCTGTTTGATTAGGTTTATCAATTGTTTCAAACACTACATGATGATCTACAGCAGTTAAGATATCTTCTATATTTTTAGGGATATCTAAACCTTCTGGTCTATGCCTTTTCATATAGCAATAGCTACAATTTAATAAACACCCATATCCAAAAGAGGGGCTAATAAAATCAGAACTTCTTCCAGATTCACGAATTAGCATTGATTTTCTATTAATTTTTCTTATTAAACTCATTCTCTTATTTCTTGTAATTTTCTATAAACTGCTTTAATTTTAGTATAATTATCTGGTTTTGGCAGTTCTCTAAAGTAATTAACAGCTCCATCAAAATATAATGGGCATACAGTACCGCCACCACCATCACGACCTCCTAAAATTTCTAAAAATCTTATATTATCTTTAAATAATTTAATATCATAACCCCAATATTCAGGAATATCATGTCTAAAAGGACTAAATAATCCTAAAATAACATTAGCATCTCTTTGTGTAAGTTTACAATCACCTAAACCATCTAATGTAGGTTTTAATCTATCATATTTTTTATTTTCTATAGATTCTTGTGCAGAAGCTTGTTGCTGTATGACAATAGGTATATAATTATATTTATTTCTTAATTTAATTAAATAATCTGATGATAATTTAACAATTGATTCATGTAAATTTAATTTTTGCCCTCTAATAGTCTCAGTAGTAATTAAACTAATGTGATCTATTATACACATAACATATTCTTCTGGATCATCTGCTTCATAATAGTCATCAACTTCTTTGGTTATAATTTCACCTGTCTTTTTATTAGTAAATTTAATATCTCTTTTATGTTGAACACCACTATTTTGAGCATAGGATCTCATAAATTTATAAATACCATAAGGATTTCTAATATCATCTATAAACTCCACTATTTCTTCTATTTTATCAAAATATGGTTTATATTTTTTAATAGTATCAATAGTTTCTTGGTTTAATATTCTATCATGTTTAGTAGATTTAAGATCTCTTGGAGAAATTCTAATGCCTTCTTTTACATATATAATATTAGAAAAAGCAGATAGCATTTTCTCTTCTTTTGACATTTCTAAAGAAAAATAAAATATTTTAAGATTAATATTTAAATCATTATCAATAACTTGCTTAATTGTATTATAAAGAAATAAAAAATCTGTAATTTGTGTTTTACCTACTTTTGAATTAGCAGTAATTAAATAATATTTTCCTTGTTCTATACCTGGGGATTCTTCTTCAAATCTTGATAACCCCCAGGGAATACAATTTATTTTACCACTTAATAATCGTTCTCTACGATCTTGTATATAATTTAAAGTTTTATTAAATAACATTTTTTTCTAATTTTAGTTAATTAGATTGTTTGTTTATGTTATTATAAAGTTTCAACTATAGTTTGTAATGATTTTAAAAATGATTTATTTGGAAAACTTTCTAAAAAAATAGAATCTTCATAATCTTGTAAAAAATCATCATTTTCTAATTTACTAAAAGTATCTGAATAATTCCAAATTAATGATTTATTACTTAACAAATTTAATTTAATAAATGAATTAAATTTATTATTACTAGAATTCAATTTATTGTTTTTAAAATGGTTTTTTAAAGATTTAAATTCTTTTTCTTTAATTAAATTTGTAACATTTAAATTAAAATAATTTCCTAAAACTATTTTATTAATATTTGGACAAAATAAAAATTTAGGAACATTTATTAAATTTTCAATTGATTCAAATTCTTCATAATTTTTAGAATGTATAATTAATTTATAAAAATAAATATAAAGATAATTAAAGTATTCTTTTATATAATCTTCAAATGATTGTTTAGAATGATTTTTTTCAGAATATCCTAAATACATTTTATAAGATTGTTCTAAACTTCTGTAAGTATTGTCAGAAAATTTATTATCATATTCTTCTAAATTTAAATTATCATAAGTAGCTAATGTATGAATATTTCCTTTACGTATTCTATTTAAAAATCCTTTAAAAGAATGTCCAAATGGCATTTCTTTTTTAATAACTTTACAATTATTAGAAGTTAATCCCATCATTGCAATAAAAAAATTAATATCGTTTCTTTCCTTTAAAGATTTTTTATTTAGTTTAGTAAATTTTTTACTAAAATCTTTTATTCTTTTATTTTTATTCATATATCCAATTTTTAAATTCACTTTGCCAATAATATAAAGAATTTGAGCTGTTATTATTTTTAAAAGGTTTTTCATTTATTTTATTTAACTTTAAAATATTTTCTATAAATTTAACTTGAGATTTATAATTTGAAGGCATAGTTATATCTACACTAGTGTAATCTGATACTGGTAAATGCTCTTTAATTAATAATTTTAAAAATATTGCAAAATATTTATCAAAAAAAGTTTTATTAGTACTATAACAATATGAATTTACTGAAATACTATATCCTAAATTTAATGAGTGAGGATATATAATATTTCTTTGAATTCTTAAAACAATATTATCAAGAAACATTACACTTGCATTTTTTTTATTATCTGCTGAATTTATAAAATGAAAATATAAATCAGAATTAAAAAATTTAGGTGAAATAAATAAAAAAAAATTACCGTCTATTTTTTTTAAAATTCCTTCTATATTTGCATTTACAAATCTATCATTTTTTTTAAATTTTATATTAGCTATTTTAAAAATATTATTAACATTATTTTCTAATATTGAATTAGTAATTTTTAAAGAAGCTAAAGAATTTTTATATATTTTTGCATTATTTTTTAATTTTAAAGATTTGTTAGCTATTTTTTTTTCTAATTTGTCATAAAAATAATTTACTAGTATTTTGTTTTTATTATCTTCAGTTTCTTTTACTTCTATTATAAAATTTTCCATTATAAAGTAATTAAAAATTTATTATTATTATTATTACCACTATTAATTTTAGTTACATTTGTAAACTCACATAATTTGTTTACTAATTCATTAGTTAATTCTTCTTTAATATAGCCTGTTTCAT